AATACCGTCATATCATTTTCAAGGCGCATGATGAAGACCTCTGCACAGGCAACCACGACAACCTCAAAGCATGGCCCGAAGGCTGCCTCCTTGACCCCCACCGGCTGCCGTGGAAACACCTCGAAACTCTCAAGCACAACAACCCCCGCTCATTCGCCATCATGTACCAGCAAGAAGATGGCGACGTCGTAGGCGGACTTGTTGACAGCATGTGGATAACCGGAGGAATCGACAGCGACGGCTACCCCGCCCCCGGCTGCCTAGACAAACAACGCTCATTCCTAGACCCCCCAGCCAACCTACTCAACGGCAACGGCTGGTCCTTCATCACCGTAGACCCCTCACCCACCGAATGGTGGGGAGTCATCTGGTGGCTCTACGACCCCAACAGCGGTAACCGCTACATCATCGACCTACACAAACGCCGCCTCAACCCCGAACAATTCCTCTCCATCGACTTGGACACCATGGCCTACAGCGGCCTCATGCAAGAACTCTGGGAAGAATCCAACGACCTCCAGATCCCCGTCAGCCACGTCATCGTGGAAGTCAACGCCGCCCAAAGATGGCTCCTATCCCAGCCACACGTCCAACGATGGTCCGCCGCAACCGGCGTCGCATTCGTTCCACACACCACCAGCGTCAACAAAGCCGACCCCAAATACGGACTGGAATCCATTGGCGACCTGTTCCGTCAAGGCCGCATCCGCATCCCATGGGGCGACCTGCAATCCCGTAACCGCTGCCAGCATTTAATTGATGAAGCAACACGGTACCCCGATCACGACACGACCGACCTGATTATGTCAACATGGTTCGGTAAACTTGGCGTAGAAAACCTCTATACTCCTCGCAAGGACGGTATGTATCGCATGGAGCGCCCATCGTGGCTTGGCTATAAGCAGCGAGGAATTGCATGAAAAGCATCGAAGAGATTATTGATCTTTATCGACAGCGCACAACGTTCTATGCGCCGCTCCACAACCGCATGAGAATGATCCAGCAGATTTACAACGGCACCGCTGAGGTGCCCCTGCCGGACATGGAGCGCAACGAACTCCCCTACGCTCCCAACCTGCTCGCGCAGGGCGTGGACCAAATGGCAGGCCGCATCGCCTCCGTCATCCCCAGCGTCACCTTTGCCACCAGAAACAGCAACCGCACCGAAACTCGGCGCGCACAAACCGCATCCCGCGTCCTGACCGGATGGTGGCAGGAAGACCGCTTGCCCATGAAGATGAAGCAGCGCGCCCGCCACATCATCGCGTATGGCATGACTCCGGCAGTGCTGCGCTGGGACCCCAAGGAGCATCGACCCACGTGGCACATCCGCCACCCGCTTGAGACATTCCCGTCCACCGACATTATCCCCGGAACTGTCGTTCCCACGGATGTGATCTTCGCGTACCGTCGATCTGCTGGATGGCTGCGCAACATGGGATACAACGCCCAGATCATCGCGGTCACGGGCAACAACGACACCCACGACGCGGCATCCATGCTGCTGCTGGAATACGTTGACAAGTGGGGCACGCAACTCATTCTCAGTTCCTACTCCCAGTCCGACCCCGTGTATGGCCTGACAATGGGCGGACAGGGCACGGGAATGCGCGGAGTCCTTCTTGAGTCCATCCCCAATCCCACAGAGGAAATGTTCTGCACGGTTCCCATGCGTATTACGCTGGATGGGGCAGCGGGCCAGTTCGATAACATGGTGGGCCTGTACTACATGCAGTCTCGCCTGATGGCACTTGAGGCCATCGCGGTGGAGAAGGGCATCTTCCCAGACACTTACCTTGTTTCACGACCCGGAGAAATTGGACGGTTCCTTGACGGCCCGCATGATGGACGCACTGGACAGGTCAATATCATCGCCGGTGGCGACATTCGTGAAGTCCAATCACAGCCCGGGTACCTTACAAATCCGACTATTGACCGCTTGGAGCGAAATCAGCGCGTCACAGCAGGAATCCCTGCTGAGTTTGGCGGAGAGTCTTCTAGCAACATTAGAACCGGACGCCGTGGCGACGCCGTGCTGTCCGCCGTCATCGACTATCCCGTAGCCGAAGCGCAGGAAACATTCGCTTTTGCTCTGGAAGAAGAGAACGAGATCGCTATTGCTCTCGCCAAAAAGTACGACGGCGACAACACTCGCACCATTTACGTCGGTACCGGCAACCAAACCAAGGCAATTACCTACACGGCTAACCAGATTTTCCCTGACCCAGAGCATGTCGTGTCCTATCCGGCAACTGGCACCGACGTTAACTCCCTGATCATCGGTCTTGGGCAGCGAGTGGGCCTTGGAATCATGTCTAAGCGCACCGCAGCCATCCTTGACCCGTTCATTGATAACGCGGAATCAGAGCATGACCAGATTATCGCTGAGGGACTGGAGCAAGCACTTGTTGCTTCCATCCAGCAGCAGGCCGCTCAGGGCGCTATCCCCCCGCTGGTGTTGTCGAAGATCATGACTTTGGTCAAGGACGACAAGATGGAGATCGCTGAGGCCCTGAATAAGGTCACTGAAGAGGCTCAGAAGGCTCAAGAGCAGCAGCAGGCAGAACAATCTGCTCCGACGCCTGAAAGTATGGCTGCTCCTGCGGCTATGCAGGCTATGACTGGCGCCCCTCAGTCTCCAATCCCGGGTCAGCAGGCTATGCCCGGTATGGCAAGCCTTGGTTCTCTTCTAAGTACGCTTAGAGCGCCAGCCCGCACGCTGGTTCCCGAGCGAAACATTGAGAAGGGTGGCGTGTAATGCCGCGTGGAGGAAAAAGGCAGGGAACTCCCGGTAAGGCGTATGCAAACCGCACTGATCTGGGCATGAATTACATGCCGGGAGACGCCGCTTCTGGCGGTATTGCTCCGATGCCGCAGCAGCAGCCCATTATGCCGCCATCTATTACCGCTGATCAGGTACCCAATATTGGTGATCCGACTATGCGGCCTAATGAGCCAGTGACAGCGGGCATTCCGTATGGCCCGGGGGCTGGCCCTGAGGCTCTTGGCCCGCTTCCTCCCAATCCTGCTGACCCGGTGCGTCTTGCTGTACAGGCAATGATGCTGACGACCCCTAATCCAGACCTTGTGCGTCTTCTTAACCGCTTCCAGTATGAAGGCCGGTAATTGTGACTGTTTCAAATGACTCTGGTTTTGTCGATTACGGAACTCCGGGCACCATCCCAGACATCCCGGATACTGCTGGCAGCCAGTCATTTAAAGGTTACACAGTTCGTCCCGCCGATCTGAGCCCTAATAAGTACACGGCTAGAAATCAACCGTCTATTTCAACTGCTCAACTGTGGGGTGAGAACGGGTTTTACATGAACGGGCCATACATTGACCCGTACAACCATGCCGTTACCGAGTCCAATATTGTTAATTCGTACACGCAGTCATGGGCAGCGCCGCATAAGCAGAACGCAGTCAATAACTTTGCCAAGTTGGTGTCAAAGTACGGCAACACTAATAGCCCCGGCGTGCTGTGGTCTATGGCATCAAATGGCCTTAGTCCAGATAATGGGCTTGGGCAGATGCTTCTTAAGGCTGACGCTAGTGCCTCAACCACTGACTACGCTCAAAAGGCTCCCGTTACAGCGTCTTCCCCTAACGCTAATCACAGCGGAAACTGGATGGACGGCTTCTGGCACGCCGTTGAATTGCCAGTTCGTAATGCTTTTGCCGCGATGGAAATGCCTCTACAGGCAATTCAGGGCGCAATTGGCGGTATCGGCGGAGAACTTACCAACGAGAATGCCCCATGGTTTGACATGGAGAAGGGAAGAATCTCCGGTGCTGTAGCAGAATTGGGTTCTCTTGCTTTCCCGCCCATTGCACTGTGGGCAGATCGTGTGCGCGGAGATAACAACTTTACTAATCCGTGGGAGCAGACCAATTTTGGTCAAACAATGCTGTCTATGGCTGGCGGTGCTGGCTTTAGCGCGTTTACTGATCAGCAGTTTGGACTTGATCTAGAGAAGTCTAGAAATGAACTGCTTCAGGACCCAAAGTACGTCAAGATGCAAGGCACTCCAGAGTTTAATCAGGCTGTAGAAGAAAACGCTAAAGCCAAGGATTACTACGCTCAGGGTGGCTGGTTTATTGATGAGACATCTAGAGTGGGTGAAGCCCAGCGGCGCGCCACATTTGATGCGTGGGCTATCCCCGGTCCTGATAACCAGTTGACCTCATGGACGCTTGGCCGAGGCATTTTCTCTAATGTGGGTGGCCCTGATTGGGCTGGTTACGGTATTGCTTCCGGTCTTGTAGATGCGGCAGCCGCCATTCTTGAAGACCCACTCACTTACACAGCAGGAGCGGGCCTTGTTTCTAAGGGTCTTAAAGCCGCTAGTGGTGGGCGCGTCGTTATTGGTAAGGCTGCAAGAGACTTGAATAAGGCTCGTGGTCTTACAAATCGTGAATTGGAAGCCGCTCGCGTCAAGGTAAATGAAGCCAACGCAGCAAAGCGTGCTATGGGGCTTGAGGCTCCTGATGAAATTTTGTCAAGTGATCTTGACAAGATGCAGATTGAAGATTCAATCAATCTCATCCGTGATGCAAAGATTGCTGATGCAATTACTGAGAATACGCATAACATCCGGTATGACCAGACGTTTGTTGCGCGGCAAATGCGTGATCAGCGTCGTGCGGCTTCAACTAATCTGCTTGTTGATGGCATTCTGAAGAATGAAGTTGCTACTGGCGTTAGCGGCCCGGAAGCAGTGGCTGCAAAGGAACTGTGGAATGAGTTTGTTACCACTTCATACGTTCCAGTAGGCAAAGGCCAGTTTGAGTACGACGCAAACCGTTATTACGACTTTTACAAGTCGGTCATGGAAGACCCTGAACGGCTTAAGTTGTGGAACAAGATTGCTCCGGAACAGGCAGAACTGGAGATGCGTGGCGTTCTCCCAGCAGAAGATTACGCAGGCTCTAAGGCATATTTGGATGTTCTTGATTCCCGCATAAATGTGAAGATTGCGCGGGCTAAAGACATCCCGGCTGACGTTGTTCAGCGAGAGACAGCACGACTCTTTACCAATGGTCTTATTGATGATGATGCAGCCATTTTGCAGACACTGGATTACGCGGGTGCAGTTCTTACGGATGTTCCGGTTAAGGGGCGTGCTGTTCTTGCGTCAATTAACAAGCAGGAATCTGTAGCATTTTGGGCAGGGAAGACTGCGCCTAAGACAGTTGCTGCATCAGATGTTATCCCCACTGCCACGCGCAATAAGTTGGTCAAGACAATTGGTGAGTTTCTGGATCGCCCGGGAATGTCGGGATCAACCGCTGAGTTTGAGGCTTTAAATCCTGAAAGTTTTGCTGCACAGATGCTTCAACGGGTTAAGGAGACTGCTGATCCTCGGGAGGCAATGAAGAATCTTTTGGGCAGGGCTGATATTACTTTTGGCGAGTTTTTGAAGTTTGCTCAAGACACCGGTATAGATGAGTTGCTTGCTACTGTTTTGCAGAAGGCCAAAGTTGATGGCATTGCAGGTATTGAAACCCGCACCGGGCGCGGTGTTTGGATGGGGCATAACCCCAAACTGGTGACTTACGCTGCGGATCAGGCCGCTAAGGATGCTGGCTTTGGTCTTCGTTCCGAGACAGACGTTGAGACTGCTTTGAATGGCCTAGATTTTTCTGGGGCTACAGCGATTCCCACTGATCTTCGGGCGATGCCTATTGAGACTTTGCAGGCTATGGGTATTGATAGTGCTCAGAAGTCTTCTAAGTACGGTGCCTCGTTCAACAACTACGTTGGCGACGTTCTTTACAACGCTCAGCGCCGTGACGAGGTATTGGCTGAGCAGATTAAGAATATTACGGCTGATTTTAGTGATCCGGCTAATGTGCTGCGTAATAGTTTGCGCTACTCAGCCGGAATGCGTAACACCAAGAACGGCAGCATCATGCTGGATGAGAAGGGTGTGCGTAACTTCTTGTTTGGTGTTGGGCCGGTGGCTTCTGTCGCTGGTAGGGCGCTTGATGTGTTGCATTCGTTTATTCCGGCAGCGGATATTGAGCGGGCGCTAAATGCCCGTAAGTACGCAGATGCGTTTGGTAATTTGACTGAAGATTATGCGGATGTTTTGCACAAGGCAACTGGCGAACTGGCAATTATCACTAATGGCAAGTGGGACCCCGAAACATATGTCGCTATAGCGGAAAATGCTATTAATGGCGGTGGCAAAGAAGGACTACTTAACATCCTTGGCCCTCGTCTAGGAATTGACATAAGTAAGGGCGATCTTGCTAAGACAGTTAAACTTGTTGAAGGTGATGGTAAGAGTTACTTCCGCACATGGCGTACAACGGCACCAAAGATAGCGCGAGCCTTGGGGCAGATGCCTACAGCCCGTCAGGTTAATCTGCAAAATGCTGACGAGGTAGTTGAGGCAATCCTCATGTATGGCCGCTACGCCAAGTTGGATGAGTCAGCACTGGCTTCACAAATTGGCAAGGTGATTACGAATAGTGGTAGCGCCAAGTCAATTGGTACAAACCGCAATGCTTTGGCTGACACGTTTGATTTAATTAGCGACAGTCTCGTTAACCGTATTGAGGCAAGTGGAACAGCCAAGGTTCTTTTTGGCGGCACTGGTGGTCTGGCACGCAAGACTGAAATCATTAATACCATTAAGTCCAGCACGCGTCTGTGGCTTGGTGGCGAAACAGAAGAGTCCAAGAAACTTGCAGAAACTGTTGGCACAAATGGCGCATTTTCGCGCCTCATTGACTCTACCGGCAACAGCATTGAAATGCCTGACATCCTGCTGGAAACTGAAATTGCACACGGATTTCTTGGCCTACCTAGCGTAGACGAATGGGATTCAGCACTAAGTCGCTTTGCGCTGGCAATGAACCGCACAGAAATGCTCGGCAATATCAAAGAGTACGGCAAGCGTTTCTTTGACAATTTCTTCCGCTCATCAATGCTGGCTCTGCGCGTGGCATACATTCTGCGCAACACCGCAGAAATGCAAATCCGCATGTTCCTCAATGGACATCATTCGATTGCATCTGACCCATTGACCATGATTGGTATGACGGTCGGCAATTTCAGGGCAGCCAAGAACACACGTAATGCTGCCGCAGAATGGGAAAAGACGTTCCAGATTCTTAAGGAAGAACTTGGAAAGCCTCCTACAGCGGCACAGGTGGAAGAGCGTCTTGGTGGGGACAAGGTTGATTACTTCAGCAAACTGTTTGCCCCGTACAAGGACACTATTCTTGGTACCGCGTTTGAAGTTGGCAATGACGAGAAGATGGCGTTGTCGAACGCTATTGACAACTACTTTGCTATTACGCGGCAGGCGCATTCGTTGACTGATCCTCGCGTGTACAACAATGCTGTCCGTCAGGGTTGGCAGCCAGTTGGTTATGGAACGCCTAAGTTTAATAATGGCTGGGCGCACGAATTGATTATGCTGGAGAGATCCGGCATTGCCCGGTCTGTGGTTGGTGGGCCGCCCGCTAACTGGACTCCCAGCATTCGTAATGCGGGCACCTTGGGCACGGGCAAGGAAGATTCGACTATTGCTTGGCTGATGTCAGATGACGCTGCCGCGAAGGACATCAGGGACTTGATGACTGGCGCGGATGAAAAGTTCCAGCAGATTTTTAGTGATGAAAGTCTATTGCGGGATTACTTGTTTGGTAATACAAATAGTGTTGCCGCCCGGATCAAGCAGTTTACGAATAACGACCCCCGTCTTATGGAGTACATCAAGACAGGATCGTTGCCATACGGGACTAATGAGACCTTGCTTGTTAAGAACATTGTTGACTCTGATGATCGTATTAAGCAGATGGCTGGCGTTCTGCAAAAGCATTTCAACAATGGGTCGTGGCAGCAGCATTTTGTTGACAATAAGGTCACGGTGCCGTGGCTTGAGATGACAGCAAAGAAGCCCGGAATCGGATTGTTTAACTGGTTCTTTGACGTAGCAAATAAAATTGAGCGGCTTTACGCAGTTGGCCCTGAGTTCCGTATGGCTTACTGGGACAAGTTGGCGGAACTGGCCCCCGGGCTTAACGCTAATGAGGTAGACCGAGCGTTGGCTGCGGCACGTACCACGCTTTCTCCCATCAAGCGCCTGATTGGCCCAAGCAAGTTTGATCAGGTCGGACGTAACCATCCTGTGTTTGACGCCTTGAGCAAGGCTAAGAAAGACAACACAGACGGAATGCTCACCCTTGACGAGATTCATGGGATTGCTAGTTCTTACGCAGCGGAAGAAGTAGCACACCTGTTTTACGATGCGTCGCGCCGCAATCAGACGTGGAATGCGCTTCGCCTGCTTTTCCCATTCGGGCAGGCATGGGGCAACACGATTAGTCGCTGGACTGAGTTGGGGGCCAAAAACCCTGTACAGGTGTACAAGGCGCTCAAGGCGCTTGATGCGGTACAGGAGAGCGGATCTACTGCTATTTATACTGCTGGGCAGGCTGTTGGCGCTTACGGTCAGTATGCACCGGGATTTGCCCCGTGGGAGCAAGACGCTAATGGCGGTTTCTTCTACACAGACCAGTACGGAGAAACTTCTTTCTTGTTCCCTTACGTGGGAAGAATGCTTGCAGGTGCAGTAAATATGAATGCGTTCCTGCACGGACAGGAATCTCCGGGTGTCAGCGACATCCCCGTGAGTTCTCCGGCAGCCAGCCTGAATATTGCGTTGGGAGCCGACAGCATTTTCCCCGGAGTCGGTCCGCTTGCTGCTCTGCCCTTGACGAGCGGTGTTCTCCCAGACAGTGAGGTAACGGCAAGTCTTCGCCAGATTGCTATGCCTTTTGGTGAGAAAAACATTATTGAGAGCATGGTCCCGGCATGGTTCTCTAAGGTTCTGGGTGGCGTTGGAGCACTCCCCGTAGTGGGAGACACATTGGGTGGCTGGCTGGATGTCCTTGCTCCCGCTAACAAGAACAAGAATCTGCGCGATGCAATGATGATTCTTTCTTCTACAGGCAACTACCCGGATTGGGCAACAAACCCAGAATCAGGCCGCAGACTACGAGACGACGCTGCTGGGCTTGGCAAGGCGCTACTTCTTACTACAGGATTGTTCCAGTCTGCACTTCCGTCTACCCCGACTATTAATCCGGCTACTCAACTAGAGGGCGACCAGATAAAGGGCAACGCGGAAACATCCAATACCGCGCTGTACACCATTTCACTTCTCAACAGCCTGTTTCAGCAGTATCGCACTCGTAATGGATTTGACGATACGGCCGCCCGCGAAGAGTTTGTTAAGGACTTTGGCCCAGCGGCCCTATTCGCAAGCACTGGAGACTGGAAGAACCTTTCGCGTATTCCCGCATCGCAGGCTATGGACTTTGCCCGCAAGTACCCTGATATCGCCAAGTCGTACCTTGATGAGTTCACATTGTTCTTCCCCAATGGGGATGCCACGGATGTAGCGGCCACGGACTGGATCAACAAGTACGGCAAGGGTGACCGGGAGCGCAAGACCAAGGACGAGATGTATTCAGAGATTGTGTCGTTCTTGCAGCGTATCCAGAAGGTTCGTATTAATAGTCTTGAGGCTAATGGCCTTATAAATGCGGCTGAGGCCACTGCCGCCCGAGAAGATTTGGCTGATCGGTTTGTTAAGACAGCGGCTAGTGCAACGACGATCATGGATCGGTCACAGGAACTGGACAAGTTGAACGCTTTTGTTCAGGACCATAAGCCGATTCAGGATTCGCAGGCTGGTAAGGCGTTTATGCAGGCGTGGCAGTTGCGAGACGCGGCATTGGGCAAGGTCAGGGCGGATACAGGGAATGAGAATGCGACTCTTAGCGGTAAGCGTGCCGCTCCTGTGAAAGACTGGCTTATTGCGAGAATTGATGAGTTGGCTACGCAGTATCCTGATTTTAGATTGCTTGCTAGCAAGTTTAGAAAGGAATGGGACTAATGGCGCTTATCTCAGTAAGCGGAGGATCGGGTAGCACGGTTAACCCGATGTCGTCAGGGCTGACTAACCCAAATATGGGGTTGTCTCCTAATGCCAGCGCCATGTCTCATGCCATCAACGGTATGTCGTCATACAACACTCCGCCGTATGAGATTTTTGGTGTCCCGGCGACAGGCCCTCTTGCCGGACCGCTACCGGCTATTGGCAACGCAGTATCATCTGCTTTTCGCGGCTTGGGAGATTTTCTAACATCTGAAGCCCCCAATTTTCCAATTACTACAGACCAGTTTGGTAACCCTCTACAGCAGCGTGACCCGTTGCGTAAGAGTTACCCAATGGACCCAAATGCTTATGGTCCCGACACGCCCACGCGTCCTGTTCTAGATAATCTAGGCAAGGTTGTCGGGTATGAACCACTTTACCCGAATAGGCCAACTGCTTCGCAGGCCAATGGCGGGATTGCCCCTACACAGACAACCAATGTTGCTAATGGCGGCATGGCTAGTGGTGCAGGCAGTCTGGCATATACCCCGGGCAAGGGACTGTCGGATCAGATTAATTACCTTGAGCAAAGTTTTGACCAGCGGTATGCGGATGCTGTTACAAGCATTTGGGGAACTCCCGACTCAACGGGTAATTATAAGGTTACACCTGAAAATAATTACCTTGGTATTTCTCCCGGTTTTGTGCCAGCGCGCACCCCAGTGAAACCGGGGCCTAATGCTTCTTACGAGGAATTGCGAAAGTACCACGATGCTCTTGTTAGTCAGATTGGGCAACCGTTGTACAAGCCTAATTCTGTTGATGAAGTGTTGTCTAAGATGGATGACACTAAGTTAAAGGATATTCAGAAGCAGTTTTTGGCAGCGCATCTTTATTCGTCAAATGCTCCTGTTACGTTTGGCGATAAGGGTAATGAGGAGCGCAGCATTATGGCTGGGCTTATGGCGCGTGCTAACTACAACGGCACTAATTGGGAGACGCAACTTCAGTATGCGCTGGATCGGGCAAAGACTGCCCCGGGCGGATACGGTTCCGGTGGCGGTGGAGGTGGTGGAGGCGGCGGTAGTACACAGGTCCAGTACAGCATGACCAGCATGGCAGACGCTCGCCGTATTCTTACTAGCGTTCTTCAGAGCACACTGGGTCGCATTCCCACGGATAGCGAGTTGTCAGATTTTCTGTCTCAGTTGAATGCTGCTGAGGCAAAGTCGCCAACCACAACAGTTACTACTACTGCCGGGAATAAGAGTATTTCGCGCACGACTCCCGGGAGCGTGGATGCTAACAATATGGCTTTGACGTTTGCTAAGAAGATTGGCGGCGGCGGAGAATACGATGAGAATCGGGCTCAGTATTACTTGAACCTTATTGCTAAGCGTTACGGCTACGGATTTGGGCAGGGCTAATAATGGCTATTGATCCTAATAACACTGACTATGACGGCGACGGCATTAAGGGTTCCGCTAACGATTTGGCTATGGCCGTTAAGGACACAAACAAGGATGGTGTTGTGTCGTCTGCGGAGAAGGCTGCCGCTGAAAACAAGGCCAAGGCCCCAAAGGATACGACTGCTGTAACGACGTATGATCCGGCTACGGGTAAGCCGCTTAAGACTGTTGCTACTACGCCGGGGCAAGAGCAGACTAAGACCTATAAGACTGCTGCTGATTTTGGGGTATCCAAGGATTTCCTTGAGATGTACCCAGACATGGTGCAGTTTGTTCGTGATGCAATTGATAAGAATTACAGCGAGGCTGAGTTTTTTCAGAATCTGGAGAAGACTCAGTTTGGTCAGGATCGTACTCGCGCTGAGGAAGCGTTTGATATCGCAATCAAGGGTCCTGAACAGGAGGATCTGCGGAAGAAGGTTGCGGATAAGGCTGCGGTTATTTCTAAGCAGGCTCTTGCCGCTGGTATTCAGTTGACTCTGCAGCAGGTTAATGAGTTTGCTCAGAAGGCTGTCCGGTCTGATCTGTCAGATAACGATGTGTTGAGTTTTGTGTCGTCTAACTATCAGACACCTGAGGCCGCTGGAAAGCCGTCTACTGGTGGAACCAGTTCGTCTATTTATCAAGGTGTTAATGACGCGGCGCGTTCCTATGGTTTGACTATGACGGATCAGTCGCTTCAGCAGATGGTTCGTGACGGCCTTAATCAGGGCGCTAATTGGCAGAACTGGCTAGAGGGTCAGAAGAATGTGTTCCGGGAACAGGCTAAGTTGCTGTACCCGACTATTGCTGATCGGCTGGATAAGTACACGTTTACTCAACTTGTTGATCCCTATATGAATACTGCGTCGCAGATGCTGGGGATTAATAAGGAGAATATGAACCCGCTTGATCCGACGTGGAGCGGGGCGCTTAATGGTCCTAATGGTCCGTTGTCGAATGATGAGTGGATGCGAGTGCTGAAGACTGATCCTAAGTTTGGTTGGGATAAGACGACGGCTGCGCGTCAACAGTTTTCTAGTTTGGGCGATCAGTTGCTTACTGCATTTGGGATGGCATAAATGGCTGTTATGGGAATGCCCGGAGTTAATATCTCTAACGAGCAGTGGGCGCAGATTGAGCGTAATGCCACGCAGGCGGATAGGGCTCCGACTGCTACTACAAATCCACAGCCGCCAGTGACGCCGGTTAATACACAGCCGTCTGGTGTTGGTCTGGGTACGTACACTCCGCCGCCTTCGGCGTTTTCGGCTACCCGTATGTTGGATGATCTTTTGTACAACGCTATTGGCGTGCAGGGTCTTGGGGCTTGGGCGGCTGATCTTTATAACCGGGGCGCTTCTCCGGTGGAGATTATTCAGTCGCTGCGGTATGGCACTGATACGAGTGAAGCGGGGAAGCGGGCTTACGAGACGTATCTGGCTGCGTTCCCAAAGATGGATGTGTTTATTAAGAATGGGACGTTTTCTGGTCAGAACCCGGAGTTGCAGTACATTGCTTATCGGAACACAGTTAAGGAGGCCGCGTCTCGTTATGGCGTGGACTCTAGTCTTGTAACAAATGACAAGATGGCAGATTATATTGCTAACAATAATTCTGCTGCGGAGATTGTCAGCCGCATGGGAACCGCCGCAGCCGCAGTAGCCACCACCCCGCCAGAGACACTCACTACCCTGCGCGACTATTACGGGCTACAGAACGGCGATCTCATCTCGTTCTACCTTGACCCAACCCACACTGAGGCACAGTTGCAGCAGCGGTACACCGCCGCTCAAATTGGCGGAGAAGCCATACGGCAGAACTTTGGAGACGTTTCCGCTGCCACAGCAGAGAACCTTGCTAGCCAAGGGGTCAACATGCAGCAGGCCGCGCAGGGCTTTGCTGTTGCCGCCAACCGTCAAGGATTCGGACAGGGGTATGGGGAACTGGCATCCCGCGAGGAATTGGTTAACGCTTCATTTGGTCAGGCTGATGCCGCCCGCAAGATTGAGCGTATTGCCAAGTCTCGTACCGCTGCCTTTGAGGGCGGAGGCGGGTTTGCAACAAATAAGACTGGAGCGGCTGGATTGGGAACTGCCGCAGTTTAACGTTGCTTGAGTCTTTTAACTGTGCTACTCTCCAAGTGAGTTGAGTGCTGGCCCCCTGAGAAGGGGAGATGCTGGCCGACTCATTAACCGGGCTAGTCCTGACCGCTAAGCCTGCGTATCGCATTGGTCAAGTCATGTAATACCACGCTCCGGGCGCATCTCCCGTGTGTCCGCGTATAGCAATGAAGGGAAGAACAATGTCTGACAACTACAACGATGATGCTGATGAGAACTTTGAGGACGACTCAATCCCGGGTCTTCGACGGGCAGCGAGCAAGGCCAAGAAGTTGGATTCGGAAAACCGCAATCTTAAGCGTGAACTTGCGTTCGCTAAGGCTGGCCTGCCGCTAGACGATCCCAAGATGAGTTACTTCATTAAGGGATACGACGGTGACCTGACAGCAGAGGCAATTAAGAACGCTGCGCTGGACGCGGGATTCCTGAATCAGCCAGAACAGCAGCCGCAGCCGGTGGCACCTACCGCTTCTCTTGAGGGGCAGTCGCGTGTGATGGCGGCATCTGCTGGCGCTACTTCAGAGGACGTTTCTGAGGCTGCGGCGTTTGCTCGCATGGAGCAGGCAATGGCTGAGGGAGGCATGTCGGGACTGTTGGACGTTGTTCGACAGTACGGAATCCCTATCGCTTCTGAAATGTAAAGGACAAACAAATGCCTGCTGGCACCGGTACTCCGGGTAGCAACCAGAACGGTCCCGCTACCTCCCCCATGTACAGCCCCGGTGAGATTGTCACCGCTGCTGGTCCGCTTTCCATCAACGCTCCGGCTCCGGTCGTAGACATTACCCTTGGTTCGCAGTTTGTTACCAAGGCCTACGACCTTGCCGTCTACCCGGCCCTCCGCCCCGAACTGATTTTCGATCAGTTTGCGACGGTCCGCGCCTCTAACACCACGCACCGTGGCGGCTCCGTCCGCTTCTCGTTCGTGGACGACCTGAGCGAGAACACCACCCCGCTGCTGGAGAACATCGACGTTGACTCGGTGGCCCTCAACAGCAAGGCGCTCACCGTCTCCATGCGCGAGTACGGCGTCGCCGTGACCAACACCGCCCTGATCCGTGGCACCTCCATGATCGCCATGGACCCGCTGATCGCAGAGCGTGTCGGCTACAACGCCGGTCTGTCGATCGACACCCTGTGTCGCACGGCACTGGACGCCACAACCATCACCTACGATGACGGCTCCACGGCCACCATCGGCTCCATTGGTGATGGCTCCAGCGCACTGACGGGCGCAACGCTCCGTCAGGGTGTTGCTCGCCTCCGCGCAGCCAACGTTCGCCCGTTCGTGGGCGGCCAGTACGCTGCGGTCATCTCGCCGTATCAGGCGCAGCAGTTGATGTCGGAGACGACGGACACCGGCTGGCGCTGGCAGGTCGGCTACGCCGCTCCGAACACGTCCGGCAACAGCGTGTTCATGGGCGAGGTCGGCACCTACGAGGGCGTTCGCATCATTGTGAACAATCACCTCACCTCGCAGGGTCAGGGCTACCTGATGGGCGCTGAGGCTCTTGCCAAGGCGTACAGCACGGCTCCCGGCTTTGGCGACCAGCCTTCCGTAGTCGTTTCGCCGGTGGTTGACAAGTTGCGTCGTTTTGCATCGGTTGGCTGGTACCACCTCGTTGGGTACTCCGTCTTCCGTGCGTCGGCACTGCTTCAGATCAAGACCAGTTCTTCGCTGGTGTAGTCGGATAGCCCCCTCCCTTGGCGTTTGCCGGGGAGGGGGCATCCCTTCTTGTCTAGGAGTTAGACATGGCTAAGGCTCATCCCGGTTTTAAGGCAGTGCAGAAGCGAATCGCGTCTAAGCAGGGTGTCAGCATGGAGCGAGCAGGAGCGATCCTTGCTTCTGGTGCGCGTAAGGCTAGTAAGGCTGCCGTAAAGGCTAACCCGCGTCTTAAGCGTGTTTCGGGTGTGAAGAAGGGCAAGTAATGGCAATGATGAAGCCCGCTAAGGGTGTTAATGAGAAGAAGACTGGCGAGCGTTACGCTTCTAAGGCTGCAATGGCTAAACATGAGAAGGGCGAGTCTCCTGCTAAGAAGCGTGCGGAACTTAAGAAGAAGAAGTAATGGCTTCTCCTGCATGGCAGCGTAAAGAGGGTAAGAACCCTAATGGTGGTTTGAACGCTAAGGGTCGTGCTTCTGCTAAGGCGCAGGGTATGAATCTGAAGCCACCAGTGAAGAAGTCGGAGGCCGCTAAGTCTCCTAAGGCTGCTGCTCGCCGTAAGTCTTTTTGCGCTCGCATGGAGGGCATGAAGGCTAAGAATACTTCTGCTAAGACGGCACGTGATCCAAACAGTCGTATTAATAAGTCACTACGAGCATGGGATTGCTGATATGTGCATGAAGTGTGGATGTTCCACCCCGAATGATATGAAGAACCATGTGATGCACCCGGGTTCTAATGGTGGCAGTGGACAGACTGTGATTGTTCCTGCTTCTCCTACGCGTCCCGGTAATTATGAGGATGCCAAGGGTTACTGATGGCTACTCAGGAGCAACTGCTAGGGCGGGGAACATACGGGCCGCGTGTAGTAACGGGTCCGGGGATTTCTCCGCTCTGGCAGTTTTTCCTTATGCCGCCAGCGCAAAACAGTATTCTGATTTACAACAATGGGACTGTTGTGGAGCAGCAGACTTTTGTGCTGTCAGATATTAAGGACCCTGACGTTCACACTTATATTCTTGGTGGAACGGATTTCCGCACGGATATTGGGTCGTTTGATTATGAGGCATTAACGGCAGCGGGTTATACGTGGCGAACGGTTTATACTGATAACGTTTATGACGAGCAGTACGATTCGCCGTACAACTAAGGATTGATATGCCGAGTCTGACTCTGCCGCAGCCTAATAAGACCCCCGGTGATGGTGCCCCGGCGGGGGATATTAATCTTGTTATTGAGGCTATTAATACGCTCAATTCTGCGGTGGGGAACATTCCGGCTGGACCGACTGGCCCGACTGGTGCTACTGGTCCAACGGGTGCAACCGGGGCGACGGGTGCTGCGTCTAATGTGACTGGCCCTACGGGCGCTCAAGGTGTGGAGGGTCCGACTGGTCCGACTGGGGCGCAGGGTCCTATTGGCGCTACGGGCGCGCAGGGTCCCACGGGTGCGCAGGGGTATCAGGGTGTACAGGGTCCAACCGGGCCAACTGGCCCTACGGGTCCGCAGGGTAATTCTGTTACTGGCCCGACTGGGCCTACGGGTCCTCAGGGTGACCATTACCAGACGACTTCTACAACCACGATGGCTATCGTTTCCAGCGGAACAATCAACTTCACTATTCCCGCTGGCCTGTCATACAGCACGAACCAGACAATCCTTGTGTCATATGACTACGCCAACCATATGCACGCCGAGATCGACACCTACAACGTTGCTACTGGCGCTGTCGTCGCCCACGTAACCGAGAAGGAAGGCAGTGGCACTTACTCGCTGTGGGAAGTGAACCTGTCGGGTGCGGTGGGCGCTGTCGGTCCTACTGGTCCCACGGGTGCAGCGTCAACGGTCACTGGCCCTACGGGAGCGACCGGTCCCACGGGTGCTACGGGACCAACGGGAGCACAGGGACCGACTGGCGCTCAGGGCATTCAGGGTATTCAAGGCAACACTGGTCCTACCGGTGCTAGTGGCTTAGATGGTGCTACTGGCCCTACCGGACCCACCGGTGCGCAGGGACTTGCATCCAACGTGACCGGCCCTACCGGTCCCACTGGTCCTACCGGGGCGCCGGGTTATATCGGTGCTGATGGCGCTACTGGTCCCACCGGTCCTACGGGTGCGGCTGGTGCAGCGGGCGCTACTGGCGCTCAGGGACCCACTGGCCCTACGGGTGCTGCTTCCACGGTTACTGGCCCGACTGGTGCTACGGGTCCGCAGGGCACTCCCGGTGTTGACGGGGCTACCGGTCCTACTGGCCCGCAGGGTGCACTTGGTCCTACGGGTCCTGCTGGTTCTAACGGAACTAATGGAGCAACTGGTCCCACGGGACCTACCGGGCCTACGGGTGCTACGGGAGCCGCGTCAACAGTTACCGGACCTACTGGGGCGACTGGACCAACGGGACCTGCTGGAGCGGCATCTTCTGATCCCATCACCATAAGTATTCTTATGGGGGGCATGTGAAGATCGCCGTCTACACCATCGCTAAGAACGAGGCACGGTTTGTGCAGCGTTGGTTTGAGTCCGCTAAGGAAGCAGACAGCCTGCACATTCTTGATACGGGTTCCACGGATGACACGGTGACGCTGGCCCGTGATCTTGGGATTGATGTGCGCCGCTGGGAGTTCAACCCTTGGCGGTTTGATGCCGCCCGCAACATGGCTCTTGAAATGATCCCTAGCGACGTGGACCTGTGTGTTGCTTTGGATATGGATGAAGTTCTAGTTGAGGGTTGGCGTGAGCATCTTGAGGCCGCTTACGCGGATGGTGTGACCCGGCCCCGCTATAAGTACACATGGTCGTGGGAGGTTGGTGGCAAACCCGGTCTTGTGTATGGCGGGGATAAGATCCATTCCCGCTGGGGGTATGAGTGGAAGCACCCGGTCCATGAGGTACTGACCCCGACTAAGGATGAAGTGCAGGGCTGGTATGGGCTGGAGATCCATCATCATCCTGACCCGTCTAAGTCCCGGTCGCAGTATCTTCCGCTGCTGGAACTGGCTGTGCTGGAGGACCCGGAGGATGACCGGAACGCGCACTATCTGGCGCGCGAGTATTTCTTTGCGGGCCGCATGGATGAGGCAGCGGTGGAGTTCCGCCGCCATCTGGGATTGAGGAAGGCTACATGGAAGCCTGAGCGGGCCGCATCCATGCGCTACCTGTGGAAGATCACTGGCGATTCTAAGTGGCTGTATGACGCTGTGACGGAGTGCCCGGACAGACGCGAGGCATGGATTGAGATCGCCCAGTTTGCTCACGATAAGGAGGACTGGGAGTCCTGTCTGGCGGCAGCGGTCAAGGCGCTGTCTGTGAAGGAGCGCCCGCTGGAGTATTTGACTGAGGCTTTTGCGTGGGGCTCGCTTCCGCATGATCTTGCGGCTATAGCGGCATACCGTCTGGGCTACTTCCATGAGGCAGCGTTCCACGGCATGGAGGCACTTAAGTTGTCTCCTTATGACGATAGAATCCATCGTAATCTGAAGTTTTACGAAGAGGCGGCAGCATGACAACGATGCGCGATCTAATCGCTGACACTCGCCGTATGGCCTATGGGAGCCTGCATGACCAGATCAATCTGGTGGCTGAGGCTGCACCGGCTGGTGCGACCTCCATCAAGATGGACATGGATGTATCCGGCATTACCACGGGAATGAGCCTGTCCTCCGGCCTGAACGTTTGGTACGTCCGCTCCATCGACACTGCCGCTAATACCGTGCAGGTCATCCCCGGCTTTGACCATTCCCCGCTGCGCCCTGTTAGCGTGGGCGACTTTGTGCTTATCAAGCCGCGAGTAACTGACTGGTTCATGTTTGAGACAATGAATCAGGAGATCCTGCGCCTGTCCACGCCGGAACATGGCCTGTACCAGATCGCCTCGTGGACTGTTCCCGTGGACCCCACGTACCAGACGTACACGATTCCTGAGTCAGCGTTTGACATGGTTGGTCTGCTGCGTGTTCGCTACCGGATGCCCGGAACCACCGACGTGTGGATTGACATCCCTGAGAAGTCTTACCGCATCCAGTTGAACGACACGTTCTCAGGCTCACAGGTGCGCTTGCTCCGCAATATCCCTAGCGGTACGGATATCCAGTTTATTTACAAGGCTGTGTTCCATCAGGCCGAGGATCTTGACGACAACGTGAATGAGGTGTGCGGTCTGGCAGCAACAATGGTGGATATCCCCACCCTTGGCTGTCTTGGGACACTGTTGCGGACTACGGAGTCTCGTCGTAATCAGGTGCAGCAGCAGGGTGACGCTCGCCGCGCTGGTGAGGTGTCTGCTGGGGCGAACATGTCGATCGCTTCTCGTATTGAGAAGGATCACCAGATGCGTATTTGGGAAGAGGCCGCTCGCCTGATTCAGCGTGTGCCGATTGTCAGGAGCCTGTAGTTGGCTAACTTGGAGATCACTGACACTTTCAGCGAACCGTATCTTGGCGGTTCGACTAACTCCAGCCTGCCCTCATCGTTCTCCCCGTCCGTTATCGGTATTAACGGTGTGCCGTATCTGATGGATAACGCGAGCGGCGAATTTCGCCGTGAGTCGTTTGAGGTGGTGCAGCAGCGCAATACGACGGACAACCGTGACGTTCTTCTGCTGCCGCAGGATGTGTGGCGTTGGCAGGAGCAGTCGTGGCATCTGGGTGCGGGACAGTCGAATCTGGATCGTGATGATGCGTTGCAGTACCGGTATAACGATTCGTTTGGTATTGATCCGTGGAACCGTTGGCAGATAAACCTGCTGCCTGCTACTGAACGCCTGTACAACACGGAATCGCTCTCGGGTAAGACGTGGCTTACTACCTATGGTGAATATCTTGCCGTGATTAATGGCGAGACTGTTTACTGGTATGACTCGCTTAGTACGGGGTCAGTGTCACTCCATGGTTCTACGGTCATTAACAGCGGCAATACTGTTGTGGATATTGCCAACATGGGGCAGACGGTTACTGCGCTTCTGAGCAACTACCGCGTGTATACGGTTAATGGTCCGGGGTCCAGCCCCACTGTTCGCGCTGGCACGTTTACGAACGCTAACTTTATTGCATGGGAGAAGGACTATCTTCTCATCGGGCAAGAGAACAAGTTGTACGACATTACTGGGTCGTCATCGAACCTCATCTACACGCATCCCGTGTCAACGTTCCGCTGGGAGTCCGCTGCTCCCGGTAACTCGTGCATCTACGTTCTGGGTGGCGCGCAGGATCACTGGGTTGTCCATCGTGTTGGTATCAAAAGTGATGGCACCGGTCTTGCTCCGGCGATTGTTGCAGCCACTCTGCCTGACGGCGAGATCGGTTACTGCATTGACTCGTACCTTGGCTATGTACTTATTGGCACTAATAAGGGCATTCGTGTCGCTACAGAGAACAACGCTAACGGTGATCTAACGCTTGGCCCAATCATCCCTACCGCTGAACCCGTCCGTTGCTTTGAGGGGCAGGATCGGTTTGTGTGGTACGGCCTATCTAGCATGAACGGCTACTACAACGGGACAGACAACTATTTCCCGCAGTCACCGGTCGCTGGTCTTGGCCGACTAGACCTATCCGTCAGCACAACAACCGCTCTTACTCCTGCTTACGCTAACGACATATGCGCTATCACGGTGCCTGCCGCTACCGTCCGCTCATGCGTGACATTTGGCGACAAGCGCGTATTCAGTATCGACAGTAACGGTGTCTGGTTTGAAACCAGTAACTTGATGAATAGCGGCTGGCTGACAGAAGGCACCCTGTCGTTCTCCGTGGAAGATATGAAGACGGGCCTGTATGTGCAGGCTAAGTGGCTGCCACTGGTGGGGTCTATCCAGTTGGACATCTCCTATGACTCTGATTCGTATGCCCGACTAGTGAACTTCTCTATCCCGGATTCGATTAGGTCCGGCAATATCTCCCTGTCGGGGACCCAGTTCTCTCGGGCGCAGGCACGCCACCGATTGAATCGTGACACGTCAGTTCATACGGTTGGCCCCACCATGACCCGTTGGGAGTTGCGTGCTATTCCCGTGAAGGGCCGGACGTCCCGTTGGACGCTGCCGATTATGAACTATGAGGAACTGGAAATTGATGGGGTGAAATATACCCGTGATCCTCTAGCGGTATGTAATGAACTGATTAGTTTGGTGGAGAATAGTACAATCTTTTCGTTGCAGGAGTCTGGGCAGTCTTATCAGGTTCATGCACGGAAGTTTGTGTGGCAGCCTGAGAAACTGTCGATTAATGGCAGGTCTTGGGAAGGCATGTTTACTCTAGTGGTGGAGGAAGTCCAGTGAGGCGTGAATATCAGGGCGCTGCTGCTCCCGCTCAGTTGACTGCCGCTCTTGCCGCATCCACATCGGCTCTGAGCATTTCCTGTACGTCACTAACTAACTGGCCTACCGGCAGCATCGGTCCGTTCTTTGTGGTGATTGACCGTGGCGAGGCCAACGAGGAGAAGATCCTCTGCGTTTCCCGTACCGGTAACACACTTGCTGTGTACAACTCTGGTGGAACGAACGGTCGCGCAGCAGATGACACTTCCATCACAGCGCACACGATCAACGCTGTTATTGAGCATGTGGCTACTGCTACGGATGCCGATGAAGCCAACCTTCACGTCAATACGAGCGATATCCATATCGCTGCTGGGCAGCAGGCTATTACGGTCTGCACCTCTAGTACCCGTCCCGCTAGCCCGTCTGCCAATCAGGTGATTCTTGAGACTGATACGCAGGCTATGTACGTGTATGTCAGCGGTGACTGGGAGCCTGTTGTTTCTGCTACTGGTGTTTCTTATTCGGATGTTCTTATGCTCGGAGGAATGTAATGGCTACAACTATTAAGCGCCTTGGTGCCATCGCCTCTACGGGCACCATCGGTACCGCTGACACTCTTTACACGGTTCCATCGGCAACTGGAACTGTTGTTTCCACGATTGTTGTGTGTAACACTGCGGCCACGTCGGCCACGTTCCGTATTGGCATCAGTACAACGACATCGTTTGCTGCGGCTGGCTACCTGTACTACGGCCTGACGGTCGCCGCTAATGATTCAGCGACGTTCACTATTGGCGCGACGATGGACGCGACGAACAAGTATCTGCTGTGTTCGGCGTCGGCGTCTACGGTGTCGTTCTCGGCATTTGGCACGGAGACTGCCTGATGACTCTTGCGGCTGGCTCTAACGCTGGGGCGCAACTTGGTCTGATCAAGCAGACAAGTGCTGCTAACGCTCTGATTCCCGGTGGGTTTATCCCTCCGGCTGTTGTGTCTTCCCCATCGGCGACAGGTTCGTATACGTCTAATGGAGCGACGTATTCGTATTTCACCTTTAACGCATCTGGCACTATCACGTTGTCGCGTGGCGGTTTTCTTGAAGCCATCATTATTGGTGGTGGATCACAGGGCGGCTTTAAGGGTGGCGGTGGAGCAGGCGGGTACCTGAACGGCGAAAGCACCGGGCAGGGACCGCTGTATCTGGCGGCTGGCACTTACACGGTGACCGTGGGGGCGGGCGGTTCTGGATCTTCCTACTATGGCGTTGGAAACACATCCAAACTGGGCAACTTCTACGCCACTGGCGGCGGCATTGGCGGCGATAACAACATTGGACTCAATGGTGGGTCCGGTGGTGGCGGAGGAACTGGCGGTTCATACGCTGGCGGTTCTGGAGTTACCGGTCTTGGAAACGCTGGTGGCGCCGGTGGATCAACTACAGCAGCCGGTGGTGGCGGCGGCGCTGGTGCGGTTGGTGGCAATGGATCTGGATCAACCACCGGAGGCAACGGCGGGGCAGGCCTAGCGAGTTCCATTACTGGCTCCAGCGTCACGCGAGGAGGCGGGGGAGGCGGTTACGGCTTCAACACTGCCGGAACTGGTGGCACTGGTGGGGGAGGCAACGGATCTACGACTACCTCTCCCACGGCGGGCACAATTAACACGGGCGGTGGCGGTGGAGGCGGAAACAATACCGGCGCTAATGGTGGCTCCGGTGTGGTCATTGTCAAGGTTAGAACAGCGTAGGGAATCTGATGCCATCAAATACTGCTCTTGCCGCACGAGTAAACGACGAGAATGTCGTTCAGGAAGTCATCGTCATTCCGTATTGCAACGACAACGATGACGACATCACTGCTTTCTGCAACAGCATTGGCCTTGAGGGTCGTTGGCTGGATACATCATTCACTGGCAGTAGGAGAGGGAAGTATGCGGGTCAGGGAGATACGTACGATCCTGTGACCAATCAGTTTGTGAGTCCGGTGTCGTAATGCCTGACTGGCTGGATACCCCCGGTGAAGCGGTAACAGTTATCGCTATCGTTACTGCTGTGTTTGGGGGTTTGTTCTGGCTGATTGATGCTCGCGTGAGCAAGGTTCTGCATGAGGTGACCCCGAACTCGGGGAAGTCTTTGCGGGACGCTGTTGATCGTATTGAGCATAAACTTGATACCCATATTCAGTGGCATTTGGAGCGGACGAATGAATAAGTGGCTGTCTAAGGCTAAGAATCGTATGTGGCTGTACCGGGTGGCTTTGGCTGCGGTGCCGCTGCTGGTGGCGTATGGGGTGGTGTCTGGGGATAAGGCTCCGCTGATCATCGCTGCTGTTGGCGCGATTCTTTCTCCGGCTGTGGCGCTGGGGAACATCACCCCGGATCAGACTGATGGGAACTAGCCTCAACGGGTGGCCCGCTATTCCTCCGGCGTTGGCGGCGGTGAAGTTGCGGACGATCACGATTCCGGGGACGAGGCGGACTGTCCGGTTGGCTAAGGGTTGTGCGCCGCTGTTGGCGGCGTTTCTGGCTGACTGGAATGAGGAGATGCCTGCGCGGTTGAAGTTGGATAAGGGTCCGGTGGATGGCTGGAATTATCGTAAGGCGCGGGCAGCGAATGGTTTTTCGAATCATGCTTCCGGTACGGCTGTGGATGTCAGGTATGACGTGCTGAAGGCCGATGACAAGGCTCATATGACTAAGGCTGAGAGCGATACGCTGAAGCGTATCTTGGCCCGGTATGTGACGAATGACGGCCATCATGTGATCTCAAATGGGTACGTTTGGGGCAAAGTGGACGAGATGCACTCGGAGTTGTCTCAGGGTTGGGATCACAAGAATGGGGCTCGCCGGAACACGACGCAGAAGGACGTTGATGAGGTTGTTGCTCGCCTCCATATTGATAAGAACGGCGTCCGCCCGAAGTAAATATTCATCTACTTGTAGCGGCAAGTAGGCGTGTCACTCCTGTAACAGTGGTATACAGTTTCTCCTAGGCCAACCACTACGGAGGAACAATGGGCTTGCTGGATGACATCCAGAACGAGCAGGGCACCGCTAAGCACGGCCCCCATTGCATGGTGTGTAAGACGCTGGAGATCATGTCTCCCAAGGACAGCGCCGATCTGGCTACCGCGCTGGACGACCACTCCCTCTACGGGACCGTTATCGCTCGGACCCTGAAGAAGTCCGGGTACGACATCAGCCACTACCAGATCCAGCGGCACAGGCGTAGAGAGTGCGCTAAGAAGTGAGTCTGGAGGAGGAGTTCACGAGCCAGCAGGAGATTGACGAACTGCGGTCCTCGCTGGTGCGGACTCAGCGTCAACTGGCAGCGAGTAAGTCTCGGGCGGACCATCTGGTGTCGGCGGTCATAGAGGCCGCTAGGGACGCCGTTCTGGCCCGCCCCCTATCCCAAGTACCCGCGCCGCCTAAAGATCGCCGGAAGACCCCTCCAGAGGCCGCGTTGTGGCATTTGACGGACTGGCAGGGGGCGAAGGTGACGCCTTCCTACAATTCTGAGGTTATGCACAAGCGCGTCCACAGGTTTGTGGATAAGGCCCAGAGGATAACGGAGATCCAGCGGGCAGACCACCCCGTCAATGACTGCTATGTCCTGCTTGGCGGGGACATGATTGAGGGGCTGTTCAACTTCCCCACCCAGCCCTACGAGATCGACGCCACCCTGTTCGGGCAGTTCGTCACAGTCTCCAACCTTCTTGTACAAGTTGTACGCCGCGCCCTGTCTACCTATCAGACAGTCCATGTCATCGCTGAATGGGGCAATCACGGGCGACTCGGGTCAAAGCGGGACGCAGTGGTCAAGTCGGACAACGCCGACCGCATGACCTACGAACTCGCCCGACAGATCCTCATATCCGCTGGAGAGAAGCGACTGGTCTGGGACGATTGCCCAGAGGACATCCAGCGGGTCCAGATCGGGAACTATCGGGCGCTGCTGATCCACGGCGACGAGATCGGAAGGAACGGGTACGCAAGTGGCAACACCATCGTCAACCACGTCAACCGCTGGCGGTCAGGTTCCTATGGTTGGGATTTCAGGGACGTATACGTCGGCCACTACCACACCCACTACCAGTCCTCGCTCGCTGATGGAGCGGGAGCGGTTTATGGAACTGGAAGTACAGAAAGCGATAACCGCTACGCCTCAGTTGGACTGGCCTCATCAGCCGTCCCCAGCCAGCGACTCCACTTCATCGACCCCGACCGGGGACGAGTCACCGCCCAGTATCAGGTCTGGCTCGATGACTGACATCGTGGCCGAGCGGGCCGGGAACTACGGGGACCCGTCAGCGAACATGGAGCGCACCGCCCAGTTGTGGTCCGCCTACCTTGGAATGCCCATCAGCGCCCACGACGTGGCAATGTGCATGATCCTCGTGAAGTGCTCTAGGGCCAAGGTCAGCCACCTCAGCGACAATTACACTGATATAGCCGGGTATGCAGGGATCGCGGATCATGTTTGGAGTGAAGCCTGATGGCTAATAAGAATCTTATCGCCCGCATCACTTACGGCGAACTGAAGGTGGAACTTATCGCTGAGGGCGCCTCATGGTACCCAGACGTAGCGGACGATCTGATCAAGCGCATGGTCCAGATGTGGAAGGAAACCATCAACTCCATGATGGAAACGGACGCTTGGAAGATGGTGGATTCGGAACTGGAAGATGAGTGACGAAACCCTCGTCCGCTGCGACAGGTGCGCGGCGAACGGCGCTAAAGTTAGGTATGGCTGGGTGCTTCTCTGTCAGGTCTGTTATGGAGAAGACATGAAAGAGTACGTTGATACAGACAGAGAACTTTAAGGATCACCGTGAATGATCTGATCACTGCCCTAAAGGAACTGCTTGCGAATCAGTTCGCCATGTATCTCAAGGCGCATAGCGCACATTGGAACGTGGAAGGCCCCATGTTTTCCACATTTCATGAGTTCTTCCAAGAAATCTATGAAGACGTGTACTCGTCTATTGATCCAACCGCTGAGGACATTCGCAAACTGCGTCAGTTCCCGCCATTCACTCTTGCCGACCTGAACAAGATGCGGACAGTGGAAGACGACAAGTTCAGCACTGATCCCATTGAACTTTCTGCTGACCTGTACGCCGCGAATGAGCGGGTGCTTGAGTCTATTAGTGCAGCGTTTGATGCTGCCTCTTTGGCTGACGAGCAGGGAATTGCCAACTTCCTTGCCGAGCGGGACGACATGCACAAGAAGTGGCGCTGGCAGTTGAAGGCTACGCTGAAGGTGTAGTCCCCTCCCACCTATGTCCTTCAAGGTTGAGGTTAAGGAACGGGTTCAGGGAGTAGATCCCGATGTGCGGGTACTGCTCTGTCAGTTTCCGCTTGACCTGACGTAGGTGCATCTCCCAGCGGTGCAGCCACATGCGGGCATCGCTGGTGACGAGGTTGCCGGACTTGTATTTGCCGTGGTTGGTTTCTCCGTCAAGGATGCCGCAGTCAGCACCGACGAGGATGATGTTGTTGGCTCCTAAGTGGGCGGCTAAGTGCATGGAGCCGTGGAGGCTGGTGCTGCCGACGAGTAGCCCGTTGGGGCTGTCGGGCCATGCTTGGTCTACGTCGAACTCGTACTGGTTCACTTTATGGTCGTAGAACACGACGTTCGCTGGCGTATCCGCTGGAGGTTCCCCGGTGAGTCCTTCGTTGCCTCGGGGAGCAAAGAACCAGTGCGGGTATTTGTGGGCCAGCGGGATCATGTCTGTGTGGTAGTGGCCGTGGGTGTATACCCAGTCGCAGCGGTCGTATAGGCCCATGCGATCTGATACCAAATTGGTAGCAACGATGATCTTGTCTTCAAAGAATCTTGGGTTAATGTGGGAGAGCGTTGCCCCTGACCCTAGGACGTAGATGTCTGTGTTCTCGTGCCAGTTCCTAAAGTAGGGAATTGAATGCGTCACGCCACTCTTCCTTCCGTGCGTCTATTGACCAGTCGCGTAGCACTATTTGTCGAATGCGTTTGGCTTCTAGCCTTCGCGTGTGTAGCGACAGTAGGTCTTGCGCGTTATGTCGCCAATCGTCGGCGGTACGAACGATACGTCCGACACCGGCTTCGTGGAGCAGACGGTACTCGGGTGTGTCGGTAGCGATGAAGGGGATTCCTGCGGCGGCGTATTCCAGTCCTTTGATGTTGGACTTGGCGTGGTTAAACTCAATGTCATTGAGTGGAACGAGTCCGATGTCGAACCTGAACCCTTGGGCGTAGTGGGTGATCAGGGTGAGCGGCGTCGTCCTGACACGATCAGGGTTCACTCCTGTTACAGCGTGAAAGGGGGGAGCGTTGTCCGCGTGGCCTGCGTGGTGGACCATAAGGTCGTGTTCCTCTAGGAAGTCTGGCAGCCATTCGCGTAGTTGCTCTAGATCGTTGTTGCGGAAGTTCGTGGAACCGGTCCAGCCGATGACGGGTTTCGTGTTCTGGACTACGGGATCGAACATGTTGGGGTTGACTCCGTTGCGGATCATCCGCACATTGGGGTGAGTCTTGGAGTGGTGTTCCAGTAGGAACGGTGTGGATACGGTGATGAGGTCGGCTTCAGCGAGGGCTTCCTCGTAGAAGGCCCGGTTGGCTTTCTTGTTGGTTTCCTCGTTGGACAGTGCGTATGCCTTGTTCGCTGGTGTCAGTCCCTTGTAGTAGTCGTCTACGTCCATGATGAACTTTTGACCGACGTTGTTGCGGGCTAGGCGCATCATCTGTGCGGTACCCCGGTCCATGATGAGTTTCAGCATGATGGTGTCGAATCCGTACATGCCTATCGTGGAGTTTTCCATGACCCCGTAGCCGCGTAGTGGGTCGTAGACGGGCAGCCCTAGGTTGGCGCGGAGTCCTAGGACTGCCATGGGGAGGTAGCAGCGGTAGAAGGCGCAGCCTCCGGGGGAGATGTTGGGTGGTTCTCCGTAGAGGTCGCGGGTGAGGAACGCTACTCGGCGGCTGATGGCTTCTCCTGTAAGGCACGCAGAGCGTCAAGGGCGTCGCCTTGTGGACAGTTACACGGTGGCTTTCGGACATCCAAAGATGTGCAATGGAAGTCGTGTGAGACTGCCTCTACTGCTGCGATGCACTTGGCGAGCATGTGGTCCTCGCCGTCGAAATAGCCGTTCGCGTACGGCATGACTTCACGCACGCGGATACCCAACGCCTCCGCTCGGCCAGCCGCAACGCCTGCCTCGTACTCCAGTACGCACCTTCTTGGCTTGGAGCCAAGAATCTGCGTACTATTAGACATGTCTTCACGAACCTTGGCGATGATTGAGCAGACGCTCACTCCGGCGTCCGGCTGGTAGCAGTGCTCGTCCGGCCACGGAGCGAACGGGCATAGCGGGTCGTGTTTCATGACTTCTCCTGTAGGGCACGTAGAGCGGTGAGGATCGCTGCCCGCTCGTCCACTGCTATCCAGTTGTTTGCGCTCCATGGGACGGATTCCTGAATGAGCGCGATGCATTTGGCGAGCATGTGCCGCTGTCCCCGCCTGTAGGACTGCTGTTGAAGACGGCTGATGTCTAGGTCGCTCATGGCTTCTCCTGTAGGGCACGCAGGGCATCCAGCACCATTTCCGTTTGACTGTGCGCCGTGTCTGCAATCTGCTGACGGCCAGCAGAATCCATGCCGCAATCGCAAAGTTCGCAGTTCATCGGATCACACGACCACAAGTTTGCAGCGAAACAAATCTGGAACTCGGCTGCTGGCCGCACCGCCGCGATGCACTTGGCGAGCATGTCCTCTCGCACCTTGGCGATGAGGTCACAGGTGCAATCCGCGCCGCACATCCAGCAGTACGTTGCGTCTGGTACGGCTAGGTTCTCGGTATCCCGTGAGTGCTGCTGGTTCTCACCGTGAATACAGGGCGTTGACCATTCGCATAGCGGGTCGTGGGTCATGGCTTGCTCTTCTTTACCTTGCGGCGCTTCCATTTCCATATAAGCCCTCCTGTTTTCTTATCCCGCTTCCAGCGGCCATAGAACTGCTTCATGCGAACGTGGCCCGCTTCTCATGCCATGTGCTGCCTGATGGCTTCTTGCGGGGGGCACGGGGGCTGCATAGGCGGCAGTCTCGGTTGCCGTTGTTCTGGTACAGGTAGGCATCGGGAGCGGTGAGGTCGTGGCCTTGGGCGCAGGTTAGGAACATGTGATCCTCCAATGTTTCACGTGGAACGGTCAGCCGATGTATTCGTAGCAGCCGCACTTGCAGACGCCTTCTTTGTGACTATGCGAGCAGGCTACGCA